ATTTGGTATAAACCCATATTCAATACCACCTAATTTAAACGTTTCTATTAACTGTGGTTTATCTTCAAATATTTTATTTAATATTCCTACTATTTTATCTGTATCAGCTAACCTCAGCTTTCTAACAGTTTCTGCATCTATATTGCAGAATATTTCTATCATCTTACATTTTATAAAATGATTATCGGTAGTTGTTTCTTGTATTTTAACAAACTTTTGATATTGTTTTAATGTTATTTCCGATAAACTGTTAGGTACTATTAATTCAATTTCCATATCTATATAACGTATTTAATTGGGTTTTTTACTCTATGCAAGATAATAAAAAAAAAGGTAAACATTTCTGCTTACCCTTTTCCCTCATAAAAAAAACTAACTACTACTAAATCATACTTGCTTTAAAACAACTTGTTGAACAATATTGTTTATCTTCTTGCATTTCTGTGCCACATTCGTAACATTCATACTCTGCTTGTTCGTGTGGGTTTAAAAAATCATCCCAACTCATTTTCTACTATTTTTATGTCGCCATTAACATAGTGTTCAGCAACTTTATTATTATCTAATTTAATTACCTTATATGGTTTTATATTGTGTGTAATCAATCTTGCTTCGTAAAACATTTTTATTCTTTTCATAATTATATATTAAATAAAATTGATGATAATGTTCTACCTACAAAGTAACATATTGCGAATATTAAAAAATACTTTGTTAAGGTTTTTGACAGTTTGCCTAATTTTGATGCTTTGCTTTGTTTCATCTTATTATGTTTTTAATTATTTGTGTATCTACCGTTCCATATTTTCTATGTACGTTTCTTAAATATACTTCTGCACAATCAATCTGTTCTTGATTGGCAGAATGTAAATAAGTGTTTAATTGTTTATTAATTTCTGTTAGTTCTGTTTCCATTAATTATAATCTTTTATTAAAATTAAATCGTAATAGTCTGCAACATAATTAATATGTTTTTGTGTTGTCATTGACCAATAACCTAATTGGTATATTTCGTTACCCTCAATTCTTGCTACTTTGGTTGTGTAACTCCATACATCGTTACGGTCTATTCTTAAATTTTGTTTGTACTTTGGTAATGTTATCATTAATAAATCTGTTGTAATGATTGACAATGTCCTATGATATCTTTTAACATCTGTTTAGAGACAACTTCTTTTTTTTCAATATTACTGTAACGATGTATAATATTTATGATACTATCGGCTATATATATTTCGTCTTTAGTCATTTGTATTTTGTTTTGTTTTTCCATTTTGTTTTGTTTTTTATGATTAATATGGTGTAAATATACAATAAATATTTTTATTAAAAAAATTATTAACATATAATTTAAACAAAAGTTAGGTGGTTTGTTAGGTATGTAGGGGCACTTGATAGGGATTCCTTACCTCGTTGCTATCAAACAACTTTATTTCTTCTACCTTTAAAGAGACCTTTTCTCTTCCTTTGCTAATGTATATTATCTTGTCCTTTTATTATAGATGCTTTACTTTAAGCTAATCTCCCCAACGGTAGATACAGTCGTTATCTCTGTAATCCTCTATAAACCATTTCTCAAATATTCAGACCCTATTTCAATCTGTTTCACACTATTTGTTATTTAACTCTATGATTATCTCACATAGAAGCAATTGTCCTTTTGTTTAAATCAATATGTCAAAGTACTTTGTATTATGGTACAAATATACAACAAATTATGTTATTAAAAAAATTATTAACAATATTTTTTTGTTTTTTTTTTAATTTAGTGCATATTTGCCAAAGTTTGGTCTGCTTAAGATTGAATAGGCGGCATATCTACAGCTATCTATTGTATGGTCATTTTTACCATCGGGAATATTTGTAAGTAGACCACTTTTATCCTCTTTCCATTTGTAATTCCTAAATTCTGATATGGCATTTGTTGAGGTATTTAATATATGTATCTTGTATCTTTTTAATAAATCAATACCTGCATTTATACTATCCTTACCTTTTATGCTTGGAAATATATTATGACCCATTTTACGCAACTCACTAATTAGTCTTGGCTCGGCACTATCTGCATATATACTACCTTTAATTTGTTCGTCTTTTAAAAACTGGTTTATATCATTAGTTGTCATTTGTGTTCTATATAAATGCTCTTTGATATACATATTATGATTTTCTATGTAAACAGAAACCAAAACTGTCGGGTCGTTGGTGTAACCAAAGTCCATTCCATACGATATTAAATTTGCTTGTAATGGTATTTTATTAACCTCAACATAATTAAATATTGTGCTTCTACTTGCTGCTCTTTCTCCTAAACCATATATCTGCCAATATTGTTCGTCTGTATCTTTTAATAGTTCTATTTCTCTCCGTATGCTATCCTCTATGAATGGGTTATCTAAATAGGTAGTCTTAAAAAAATCACAATCATTTCTTGGAATTAACTTATCGTATATCCAATGGTATTCATCTGACGGGTTAAAATCAAGTATTACCCTATCTTGTGTTCTAAAAAGTAGCTGCTGCATATCTTCATAATACAACTCATTACCCTCATTTACAAATAATAAATCTCTTTTACGCCCTCTAATTTTTTGTGGCATATCAAGAGAAATAAATTCTACAAGATTTCCAAATAAATGATATTCTGAATTTGATTTATTATGATATATTTCTGAATAGATATTATGCTCTTGTAATATAGACATAAAATCTCGTAATACCGTTGCTCTTAAACTTGGGAATGATTTACGACATATAGTAATTACCTTATTAGTATTATTGGTGCAATACTTAAATATTATCCATAGTATTATATTATAGGTTTTACCACTTCTTGTTCCACCTTGTTCTACTATTATTTTTTTATCACTATTAGATAGGTGCTTGTAAACCTTATTTGTCTGTATCTTCAGTTTTGTCAATTATCTCTATTTGAAAATTAGTAGGCATACCATCTGCACCTGTTATTTCTTGCCTTTCAATATATCCTCTTTTTTTACCTTTTGTTTTTAAATAAAACATTGTGCTACTTGGTATGTTATTAGATATTTGTTCGTGTAATTTACTTTCTGCAAAGTCCAATGCTACATTCTCTATATCCTTAACATCACGTGCAAATGCTTCATCTTCTTTTAACCATTTATAATAAGTGCTTCTTGGTATGTTAGCTTTCTTACAAGCTACTGTAACAACTCCTAAAGTATGTTCTAATGCTTTTAATAAACTCTCCTTTTTTATGTGTCTACTTTTGTCCATATTATTGATGGTTTCATTTATTTATTTTTACTCTTTTCATTCCGTATTCATTTACTTTTTTTAAGCTATCCCAATCAAAAAATGGGTTTCTTATAAGTCCGTGCTTAAAATGTTTAGTCCAAGATACTATGTGATGTGGTCTACCAAATCGTATTTTGGTTTCTGCATATTGTGGCCAAACTTCCTCAAGGCTTCTTGTTTTTAGTATCTTTTTTTCATAAGCATTATCTTTATATAATTCATCTTGGTTACCACCTTTCATTTTTGCAACTGTACTTACTTTATCTACTGTAAAAGCAGAAAACAATACAGTACACATTTTATTGTGTAATGCTTGTAAACATAAATCTACATCTTCATTATATTTTAACCTCCACCTAAAAGGAATACTGTTACTCATTAGCATAGCAGAATAAACGTGTGCATTTACCCTAAAAGGTTTATTATCACTTGACCCTTTAACAACAAATGAACTGTAATTAAAACCACTAATTGCTATGTTAGTGTATCTGTCTGTAAAATCTTCTGCTACTTTAATTGCTATTGCAGCACTACAAGGTATTTTTTTACCTTTTACTATTCTCCTAAATTTATAAATATTATCATCAAACATCCAATGTCTTTTATGTCCATTTTTTATTGAATGTTCCCAACCATAATTCCTTGAAGGATAACTACCCAATCCTAAATTAGAAAATGGTAATTTTAAAACATATTTTTTTCCTACTGCTTCACAATATTGGTCATACTCTTGTGGTTCAACAAGCATTTTAAAATCTAATCCATCTTTAATAAAACATTTAGCAGTTATAGGGTTTTTATATCTGCCTTTTGTTACTATATATATTGGATATTTATTCATATTTTTCATCGTATGCTTCTCTTTCTACAAAAGGATAATGTGTAGACCAAGTAAGTTTATTTCTTGAAGATATTTCTAATTCTTTTATTTTAATAAACTCCTCTCTGTCTTGTTCATTATCAAAAGACACAACTAATTTTAGTTGTTTATCTGATGCTTCAAATTCGGGCATTCCTATCCATTCAGAATTTTCATCTCCTTTATTTACAGTTTCAACATAACTATTATTAAAATCATATACATTTAATCCCCACTCATCAAGGTCTTGTGCTTCCCAAGTGTTTGCTAAAACATCCCAATCCCATTGCCCAAAAGCAACATTGTCTTTTATTATAAATTGTTTTTTTTGTTTCTCTGTTAAATCATCTGCTTTTACAATATAAACTTCTTTTATATTTAAATCTTTACAAGCCTTATAACGCATATTACCACCAAGTATAATGTTATTTTCATCTACAACTATTGGTCGTAATTTTAACATTTCGGGAAACTCTTTTAAAGATTTTTTAAGTTTTACAAATTTACTATCCTTTATTGTTCTTGGATTAATTTCATTTGGTTTAATTGTATTAATCTTAACTTTTTGTATCATATATATAACGTATTAAATGTTTGGTTTTTAAAAGTCTAATGTAATTGTAACAAAAAACAAAAAAAGGTTTATTGTTCTATAATTAAATTTGTCAGTTGGTTGTAGAAATTCCCAACCTAACATAAATCTATCGTGTGGGTAATGTAAAGATATTTCAAGTTGCCAATCCATTATCTTAATGTACCTCTTGTATTTTCAACAGTTGGTTCTCCTATAATAATATCAAAAACTTCTTTGCGTTGTGCATCTTTACGTTTCCATTCAAAAGATTTTAAAACAAGTGCTGCTCTTTCATCATATGTTTTTTTATCTTCATCTGATAATGTTCTGTATATATGTTCATTTTTTGTTAGATTAACAACATCATTTACAGGTATCTTAAAAGCTAATAAATCATTGTATTTTTCTCGCAATTTATTATATTGTTGCTCATTAAGATATTTTTCATCCACTTGTTGCCCTAAAACATTCATTTTATATTGATTGTAAATATTTACAAACCTTTTAATAGTCATTAATTCATCAAATAATGTTTTTCTTGCATATAGTACGGTCGAATGGTCTCGCTTAATTACTTTGCCAATTTGTGATAAGGTACATTCTGTAGTTTCTGTTGCTAATTTAATGTACAATGTTCTAAACCTTACAGCTTCTGTATCTCTTAACTTTGCACTAATATCATATTCTGAATATTTTTCTACAAAGTTTTTTATCCTTTTTAATTCTTTTTCGTATCTCATTAATTTGTTCTTAATTTTAATAAATTCCAACACTCTATGTATTTTTGTTTTGCTTTTCCTTTATATTTTTCTTTAAATAATTGGTATAATTTTTTTGTGTATTGATATTCTGTTAAACAATCTGCAAAATATTTTTCTGCAAATTTAATTCCTTTGCCTTTAAAATATTGTACATTGTCTGCACCATCTCCTTCAATACATTGTGCGTAAAAATTAAATCTCGCTTCATCTACTGATATATCATATACACATTGGTGTTTATAATGGTAGTTGTAAATAAGTGCAGGAAACTGCTTGTAATCCTTGTCTATTGAAACAATCATTACTTCATCTCTACCAATATCTTGGCTAATTTGATACCAATACCTTGCTACCATATCATCTGTTTCAACTCCATAACCTCTAATGCTATCGTAATAGTCAATAACATATTGGTGCATTTCGTGTAATAATGGTGGCAATTCCTGTTTTTTTCTATTGGCTTTATAATTGTTTGTGATTATCTTTCTAAAATTACCTCTT